CGTTACTGATAGTGTTAAAAAACACCCTACTTTAGATATACCTGCCGGTGTACAAAACGCGAAACTTGAACTCATTCCAAAAACACCAGTGAAAACACTTAATTGGTTTTTTAGACAAACCGCATTTGAGGATGAAAATATATATGAAGGTGGTACAACTTTACTTGCGAATGTATTTGCAAATAGATATAATTTTTCTTCAAATGTAGAATATTCTATTACCAATGAATTTTTTAACCCCCCTATGTCAAATGCAAAAATATTTGTAAATGGTGAAGATATACCAAATGTTCAAGATAGCGATCATAAATATTTCAAATATGTTGTTCCATTTTCGAGTCGTTTATCACGACCTTTACGAAACATTTATACATATGCATTCTCGATGAATCCGATTAATGTGGAACCATCGGGGATGTTGGATTTTAGTCAATTACAATCAAATAGAACTGTTTTAGATGTAAATATGAATCAGGGACTTACTAGTGGTTATACATTACACTTATATTATGTAGGATATCAAACGTTCATTTTTGAAAATGGTATCATGACACTTGTTTAGAAAAAAGTGCATTTTTATGATCGTGTATATACTCAATTATATTATTTTTTATACACCATCTTATGAAATTCAACTGTGCAACAGTAGTATGTATTTCATTGGATGTTCCCGGAACAGTGTACGATATTTTAGAAGAACGACAAAATGGATCAAATAATTTTTTACTATATCCGTCTAAACTTGATTTATATGCACAATGTACACTAAATATTTTACCATCGTTTGTTTTATATGATAGATTGTTTTTCTTAGAGTAATTTGTAATAAACCATTCAAGATTTCTTAAAGAAATGCCACCAGTTTTATTTAAAATTTCTAAAAGTGTAGCTCTATTCTCGGGTATATTATAAAAAGTATCAATCGATGTTAGTAGAATAGCTGATTTATTCATATTACATTATTCCACGCAATTCTCTAAATCCCTTTCTTGATACTTCACATGCCGGACACCCCGGTTTAAATATACATTCCGATAAATTATGTGTATGACGTATACCTTCATTATTTTTAGAAACCATTTCTATTGGACCTCTAAGTTGAGGTTGATCAATATGACTCCCACACATTCCATTAAGTTTAGCTTTTGCTGTACATGGAGAGCCATCCTTTTTAAAACCTCTACAAAAATTTAATGGGTTTGGAACTTCAGAAAGTAAAAGTTTTAAATTAATAGAATATTTATCAGAAATTTTTTGCATTAAAATTACGTCGCGTTTATAATGTGTCTCTTCGAAAACCTCATCTAATACTGTTCTTACCTTATGATAATCTACTATACTATCAACTCTTTTACGTAACATATTTTATATATGTCACTATTTTTTAAGCGTTTTGAACATGTCACTTATTTTTTGTTGCCCTTCAGTTTCAGCCTCCACTTTTTTCTTTGGGCGTCGTTTCGGTTTCACACGTGTTAGAAGTTCACCGAATATCTCTTCTTTCGGATCTTCAAAGAGTGGTTCAATTAAATCACACACGGGGTTTAGAAACTTGTTTATAAAATAATAATTATAATCAACTTTTAAATTATTGTCCTTGGCGTATTTTGGATCTTCCGACTTTTCAAATGCCTTTGCTTTAGGATCACCTGTATCAATGAGAATATAAGGTACACGGTCACCCGATTGTGGTTCAGAACCTGGTTGTCTTTCACGCATTTTTCGTACAACTTGAACGTGAGCTTGATTAATATCCTTAATATCGGGACTATTAATAGAAACCGAAAACCCTTTTGATTTATACGAATCCGATAAACCCTGACTCAGAATTAGTTTTTCATTAGGTACATCACCTTCAATAAGTTCAATAGCTCTTTGTAAAGCGAGTTCTTTTGGTGGACCGGTATCACTACTTTCTAAAACAACATCAAGGAGTTCTTTACACACTTCACGCATGTGAGGTGTATTGTCCCTTCGTACTAATTGAAGTCCTTTGACGTCTATATAATCCATGTTCATATTACCATCTTTACCTTTTGTCCAAAGTTTTGCCGCATATCGTTTCTTCGAATATAAGAAATACGGACAATATACCTTTTCAAGTTCAAGGTTATTCGGTGCTTTGAAGAGTTTAGTACACTCTTCCGCAGCGCGTTCACCTATTTCCCAACTATATTCAATTGCTTCTTTTCCGGTACGGTTTCCTACATCAAATTCAACCATAACTGAATCCGTGTCACCATACCTTACCTTTGATCCCGGGAAATTCTTTTCAACGTATGCTTTTGTCTCGTCAATCATACTCCTACCTTTTAGAGTTACCGTTGAGGCGATTTGTACACAAGGTAACATACCCTTTGCCGCACCTGTAAATCCATATACAGAGTTCATAGAAACTTTGTACGCCAATTGTTTACCATTATACATTTCTTTTAGGGCACCAGTCGATTGCGCCATGTCCTTTTTAGCTTGTTTACGAAACTGTTTTAGTTCTAGGAGAATACTTGGTAAAAGACTAGGGACATCTTGTGCAAACTTATAAAACCCAAACGTTTCGTATGTTATACCAGGTATATTTTCATATTTAGAATCCATAACCATCGATGAATAACATAAATTATGTGCCATCATAATTGATGGATACAGACCTTCGAAATCTAACGCTGTTATTGGTGTGTAATAGGCACCTTTTTGTGCGTCTAAAACAGTTGCACCTTCGTATCCTTCCGCGGAATATTGTCCCCATGATATAGTTGGAACCATAAACCCCATTTCACGAGCCTTTTTTGTTAACAAACTAAACACTTTGATTTGTTGTCCTCTTTCTACTAAATAACAGAGGGGAACCCACGTCGCTTTAGCCATCTCTAATAAATTAACAAGTATAGATAATTTTGATAACAAACGGTGAGGTAAAAGTGTATCCTTAATACAATATTCGGCGACTTCACGTAACTTTACGGGGTCTTCTTCAACAAAACGCGCAAACATTTCTTTTGGTGGCATATCAATTTTATTATCACCGAGGTACAGTTTCGAAACGTTATCGAGTTTGTATGAATCAAGTTTATACCCCTTTTTAACTTCATGAAATAGATCGAAAATAAACCGTCCAGGCATCGGTAAAATCTTGAGATCGTTGTCACCGAGTGCACTCGAAGACAACTTCTTATACACAAGTTCACATGAATGGTTTTTCATTTTACTCATTTCATAGAATGTCTGATCACACCCCGTCATGACCGCACGTTTCATTATATATTCTAAATCAAAGCCGAATATGTTCCAACCTGTTATGATATCAATATCCTTTTCCACGAGATACTCCTTGAATGCCATAAGCATTTCGCGTTCAGTCTCGTAACTTTTAATTATACACCCATCCAAATCTGAATCTGTTTTTTTATAACAAAAACATGTTTTATCATACGGTACGTCAGAACCAAAGTGTGTAAGTGATACGGCAATCTGGAAACATGCATCACCTTTTACATCTGCATCAGGAAACTTACCCGTTGAACTATTACATTCAATATCCACGGACGCAACTACAAAAGGTGCAGTCTCTGGAATATCAACTGGTTTTAGTGTTTTCCAGTCGTTACAGAATAGGTCTATATTAACCCGTGCTAAGTGTGAACGTACACACGTATCTCCTGAATCCATCCACCCAGTAGATTGAATATTAGTTCGGTGCATCAACCTCAGAACAGGATCTAAGTTTGATTCGTATACTTTATATTTCACGGCTTCATCGGGTAATGTACGTTTTAATCGCCCATTTACCATACGTCGTGCCGCGAGGTTCTTAAAGTTTAATTGCATAAAAATAAATTTTTCATTATTTTGAAAACCCCAGACATCTTTAGATTGAACGATATCATAACTTATCAAACATTCAGGGCATAACTTATCAATCTTTGTATATAAATTACGAATATCCATTTGTGATGTTTTCTTCGGAAGTTTTACGAAGAAGTATGGTGTAAAACTGGTCGTAACACATACAGACTTACCTTCATTTGTTTTACCAAAAATACTAATCAAGTGTTCGTCTTCCGTGTCTTGTGTTTCCCAGGTCAATACTTGAAACACGACCATTTTTATCTTATTACGTTAACGCCCGATTTTTTTAATATAGTATAGTAGTAAATATGTCAGCTGCTTTGATTGATCTCGTCTCAGTCGGTGCCCAGGACGTCTATATCACAGGCGATCCTCAAGTCTCTTTTTTTAGACAAAACTATAAACGTCATACAAACTTTTCGATAAAACCAGAACGTATGGATTATATCGGGACGTTTGGTTCGGGAAACGAAGTTTCCATCCCTATCAGATCGAAAGGTGATCTTTTGAGTTACGTGTGGATTGAAAATGCCAATATTAATAATAATAACCACGACGATTCTATTTTTAAATCCGCGAATGCGACATCAGATGAAACTTCACCAACTGAATTCTCTTTGTGGATTGGTGGTCAGGAAGTTACAAAATTGGATACACTTTTTATTAATACAGTACACAATACGTTATACAATGAATCTTCGGCAAAAGCGACATGTGCCGCGACAACCCAAGACGGAGGTGATAATGTTTCTACCGGTAGTTACATAATCCCATTCTTTTTCAGTGAAGATTGGACGAAATCTTTACCACTTGTCGGTCTTCAATATCACGAAGTTGAAATCAGAATTAAGTGTAGAAACGGTACATTTGATTTAGGTACTGATAGACCAAGAGTATACGGTTCGTACGTGTTTGTCGACACAGACGAACGTGAATTCTTTGCAAATGGTGAACACGAACTTCTCATTACACAAACACAACACCAACCAATGTCTGCTTCCGATACGTCGATTGATTTGACCTACTTTAATCACCCAGTAAAGGCCGTTCACATAGCTGCGGGTAACGATTCAGCATCGGGTGCCTCTACATCATACACTTTCACGGATGCGTCTATGTTTATTAACGGTGTTCCACTCTTTGAAAATATGACACACGAATACCACAGAAACGTTGTTCCATCGAGACACTGTTCGGTTCTTAACACCACGGTCGATTCGGAACAAATATATACATGGCCATTCTGCCTTACCATGAACAAATCTCAGCCAACGGGTACCTTGAACTTTTCGCGAATCGATAATGCGAGAATAAATATTAATGGTCCATCCGATGCAAACCTTGATATGATTCGTGCGTATGCGGTCAACTATAACATTCTCAGGATTAAGAATGGTATGGGTGGTATCGCATTTGGTAACTAAATTAGTTCTTACCCGAAGATCCAAAACCTCGTTCACCACGTTTTGTTTCTTTTAATTCATCAACTTCCTCAATAAGTGGTGTTTCACATTTTTCCAAAATGAGTTGGGCGATTCTATCGCCTTGTTTAATTTCGAACGGTTCACTCCCGTGATTAAACAAGATAACCTTCAATTCACCCGTATAATCCGGATCAATAACACCGGCACCCGTTTGAATACCGTGTTTTACACTTAAACCTGATCTAGGCGCAATACGACCATACACACCATGTGGTATCGTTGCACAAATGCCCGTACTTACAATACCACGTTCACATGCATTGATAGTCATGTTTTCGATACTATACAAATCGTACCCGACAGATCCAGGCGATGCGCGTGTCGGTAAAGTTGCTTCGAGAGTTAATCGTTTAATTCTAAGTGTTTCCATGTTTTTTATTATTCTAAGAGTTGTTTCTTTAAAACCATTTAAAATAGTGTAACGTATAATTAGAAATGAGTCTTAAGATTATTATGGGTAACATGTTTTCGGGAAAAACGTCCGAACTTATCCGACGTTTAAAACGGTACAAAGTTATAGGTAAACGTATTCTCGTTATAAATTCCAAAAAAGATACACGCGCTTCCGAAGATGTTTTACGTACCCATGATAATGTTCGTTTCGATTGTATAAAAACCAATAATCTCGATGAAGTTGATTTTTCAGATGTCGACGTTATAGCTATGGATGAAGCACAATTTTTCACCGGTCTTAAAAAGTTTGTGGAAAAAGTTCTCGATTCGGGTAAAACTATTTTACTCGCGGGTCTTGATGGGGATTATAAACAAAGAAAGTTTGGTGAACTTATAGATTGTGTACCTCTCGCCGATAAAGTGTTTAAGATATCAGCGATGTGTATGGAATGTATGGATGGAACACATGGACCATTTACAAAACGTATCGTACAAAACGATGAACTCGAACTTGTTGGTGATCATGACATGTATAAAGCGGTGTGTCGAAAACACCTTTAGTTTAGAATCTATTAATATCTAGAATAAGAACAACACGCTTTTGTTCATCAGTTTTATCAACACCATGGTATCGCGAGTGGTCAAAAAGAACATCTTCACCGGGTTTATGTTGATGAATATCAAACTCTGTAGTAAGATTACTTGTTCCTTCGAGCGTTAAGTGGTACCGTAACTGTAAATTACTCTCGGCGCGGTGCGCTGGTATAGACATTGTTCCTTCCATGACCGCAATCGTGGCATGATTAACACATGGTACAGTTTTTAAAAATGCGTATAGTTTTGGGAAATCGTGTATTTTATAGTAATAATATTTTTGATTATATTCAAACCATGGATCGAGGTCATGGAAATAATACTTTTGTTTATTTTTATATAAAGTATCGTATTCATTTTTTATATCGAAAAAGTGTTTCTGTACCCGCCAAAGTCCTATAAAATCATCTACTGAGTAATGCGGTTTATAAAAAAATAAATCTACGATTGAATTTCGTATACCAACGAGTGGACGTAAAGGTGTTTGGAAATACAATCTATCTATAGGCGATTTAAGGTAATCGTTCAATATCAATAGTATTGGTATCATGAAAATCCACATTTTTTTGTGTATATATAATAAATGCCAGGATATCCTAAATACGAAAAATACGCACCAACCCAAACACCAGAAGTTAACACATTAGAAAAAAGGTTTCTCGGTTTGACAAATGTTCAAGTCGGGTTATTTAGCTTACCAGTTTTTATTGCTCTTTCTTCGGTTGTATTAATCGTTCTTAACAAGAAGGCGAGATATAACCCAGCTGTTCTCGTTTCTTTGATTATAAGTTTAATACATTTATATCACCACTACACACTCGCTAAATTACAAAATAAACAATAATTATATAGTATAAATGTTTATGGTCGAAGAACCGTATGGTATATCACAATTTCAAGCTTGGTTAATATCCCTTACACTTGGAATTGTGTTATATAGACGCAAAAAACGTGGTGAAAAATATATTCAGTAATTATATATGCGCGTTCGTTTAAGAAAAAGTCCACGTATTGATAAAAAGTTTAGAGTTACTTTTGAAAATGGAAAAATAGTTGATTTTGGAGCAAGAGGATACTCAGACTATACAATACACAAAAATCCATTACGTATGCGTTCATACGTAACACGACACGGTGGGTTTGTTCCCCATATGGTACAAAAACAAACCGATCCTAAACTGGTTCATAAAAATATGCTCGATGTGTCTCGAAGTGATAAAGAAAACTGGACAAAAACAGGTTTTTTTACCGCAGGATTTTGGTCGAGATGGCTTTTATGGAGTCACCCAGAACTCGAAGGTGCGAAAAAGATTATATCTAAGAAGTTTGATTTATCTTTTCTCTAAGACCACGACGTTTAAGGTTTGCTTTTAAAGCGGTCATTAAATTTGCACGTGGATCTTTTCTAGTTGGAACTGGTGGTGGAGGTGGAACAGGTGGTGCACGTGCGACTGGTGGTGCACGTGCGACGGGTTGAGAAACTCGACGAACACGTGGAGCATTTGGTTCCACGGTTCGTAAAAGTGATTTACACGTTCGTATAAGTTTTTTTGAGTTTCGAACTTGAATTTCCAAAGCTGGTTGTCGCCGTCTTTGAATTTTCATCTTAAGTTCTTTTTCACTCAGAGGAATGCGTTTCCCTTTTATTTTTTTGGTTACACGAAGACCAATGCGTTTTGCTTCATTTTTTAACAAATCTATCTTCATTTATATTACACAATATTTTTCTTTGTTAAATATAAATGACATCTTTTGAATGTCGACCATCGAGTTTAACATCTACAATATGTAGTTGCATGTGTTGTTTTTTTGTAGTATATAAACCAGCCCGAGTTGCTATGCAATACACGAAAACTCCACAGGTTATACTCGCTTTATGTCTCGCGTGCTGTTGTATGAGTTCGCAAATGTCAACACTGGGTAATTGTGTATACGAAGCCGTTGCACCAGAAAAGAAAGAAGAGTAATTAAAAGAAATTATCCGTTCT